CTTGGTATTTGTTCTTGTTTGATGAATCCTCAGGATTGAGGTTTGTTTCAAGTGCCTTTGTAAGTTTATCAAAATTACTTGATGATGATTTTAATGTTTCAAAATCCATATTCGTATTCTCCTTATATTTTTATATTCGTTGTATTTGTATATTCCTGTTTAATCGGAATGTATTATTATTTAGTATTGTTTTTCTTCCACTTTGCATAATCTTTTGCCCAAGCACTTGCTGATTTAGCAGGACTAGGCAATGATCTTTGTATCATCTTTTCTTTTAACTTCTCACAAGTAGAAGTGATACTATTTAATAATCTGTAAATTAATCCGTCTAACATAATTTCATTATAACACTATTTAAGCATATTGTCAAGCGTGGTATAGTCAATATATTTTATATTCTTCTCTTTTGCCCACGCCTCTGGTATTGTACTAATTGGGTCTGAACCATCGCCTCCGTTTGGATTTACCTTGTAGAAAGTGATGTTTTGATGTTCTTTTACTAGTTCTAACCATTGATTAATCCAGTTCTCACTAGGTGTCTTGTGTGCCTCTTTTAGACCATAATGTTTTGTGTCTTTGTACACATTGTTTAGTTTGCCATTATTACTCTCTAAATCGTGTCCTATTAGAAATACCTCGTCTGGTGTATTGTCCTGTACTGCAAAATAACCTGCCGTAGCACCTGCAGCCCAACCTCTATCTTTTGTATCGCCTGAAGTGTTAATCATATAATCTTGTATTGCTCTGACCTTGTCATCACTAGTAACCCAACTTACACTAATCATTGAGTGATTAACTTTCTTTTCTTCTCTTGTCTTATTCTTTTTTAATATCTCTATTACACCTGCTAAATTAGAACCGTGTAATACAAACTCTTTACGGTCACCTCGTTCATTCGTATGGATTACATTTTCTTTCTTAATTAAATCGTAATCTTGGTCTGAATAGTTTTGACCTGCATATAATAATTGTTCGTACATTTCACCTGGCATTGTGTTCCAATCTCTAAACACACACTTGTTGTCTTGTGCATAACCTGAATTGTATATTTCGTGCATTATACCCATATCAACTGCTATAAGTACATCTGGTTTAAAATCTCTATACAAAGCATTACAACCATATATCTTGCCGTGTGGTCGCAATGTTTCTAAATCTAAATGTTTTCTACTCTCACCATTACCTATACAAAATACTCTATTCATATGTCTTACCATCTTTAGGTTTTAATAGTGCTATTTCTTTTTCTGTCTTGTTAAATTTAGATTGGAAAGTTCTCTTGTTCATCTTCTTCATATGCCATTTAAAATCAAAATTAAACTTTGTCATATCAGTTAGATTCCATATAACTATCTTATCGTCTGTAAACTTATTAATATATAATGCCTCTTTTTTAAAAAATTCACTTTTCTCAATTAGACTATCATACTTTTGTCTTTCTATAATAAGACCTTCTATAGCATACTTGTGATTACTTTCAAAGTTTCTTTTTTTAAACTCACAAACAAACTTATCACTAATTGCGTCAAAGGCTGCATATGATTTACCTTCTACAACTAATGGATTGTCTGCAAATATAGAAAGTTTGTTTAGTTCTTCAACAAGTCCTGTTTCATTATTAGACCAAACCATTTTACCAACCTTTGCTTTTCCAAAAATCTTTTACTTTTTGATAACTTCTCTTAAATGTACCTGATAATAATAATTGATTCATTCTATATTCTTTTTGAAAGTTAGGGTCTTTATCTAATTCAACTTGTGTAAAATCAGGTTCTTCTTTTGGTATTAATATGAATTGTGCAAGAGGTGTTCCTGCTTTTAGTATAATATCTTCTTCATCATTTGTATTATGCCAAAACATAGGTATTGTTCCTACATTAGCAGGTCCTAAATGAGGATCAAGTACACCTGACATAGTTGTAAATCTATTTTCATCTAATAAAAATGGGTGTGTTTGTAATAGTTTATAACCTTTAGGTATTCTAGCAAACCAAGGTAAATTAATCTTAACTATCTTTTTCATTGTATCTTTTGGCCAGTTTTCAAAGAAAGGATAAAATGAGTGTGTCATATGTCCTGATACAATAGGTTCTTGTTGTGATTGAAAAGGTAGATCAAATTTAATATCTGCACCGTTACCGATTGTATTAATTTTTACATCTTGGTGTAATCTCATTATCCAACCAGTGTTTTGTACCATTTGAAGTGCTGGACATTTTGCTGTATGTCTTTCTTCGTTATCTGTCTTCCTTTGTCTTGGCATTTCGTGGTCTTGTCTATGTGGTGCTGCTATAGAACCATTTGTTTTCATATCTTGTACTGCCTTTGTAATCCAGGAGTGTTTATATTCAGACGCTCTTATGATAGGCATTACTTCCTCTACACCAGGTGATGTACAGATAAATTCTAATTTAGGTTTCATTTTTAATTACCTCTTTCATTATTAATTTACATTCAGTTATATTATAATTTATAAAAGGTTTCAACTTGGCAACCTTATGTGCGATTTTAGGCCACACAACCCTCTCTTTAATTTCCACATTCCAATTTTTGATAAACGATAAGACTTGGTCAAGCACAACGAAGGTTTGGAAAGACGCTCTCCTTTGAATAAGTAAGCGTAAAAGTCGTGGATGTTGTCCGCTATTGCAAACGAAACCATCATCAAAAGAAATCCGCTTACTGCTAAAGTCATTAACAATATTAACAAAGTCGTTTCTAAAATGAAACTTAAAGTTGTCTTTAACTTTTTTATATTTGAGGTAATTATCTCGTCCATCATTTTCTAATAAATTACCAATCCAGTTTTTATCTTTTTCAATAAAATTTGCGACAAAGAAATCAAGTATTTCATTCTGATTATATTTAGTTGAGAGTTTATGAAAAAAATATCTATCATTTCTTTTTGTAAATGTATCTAGTTTTATATTTACTTTACCATCATAGTCAAAATAATTATAGTTGGTAGTAAAATGTAATTTAACTGCCATATAGACTCTAAAAACATCAAACCCTCCATACATTATTTTACAGTTTCAGGTGCCATTAAGTAATCAAGCATATGAGCAGCTGATGATACTTGATATGGATCCTCATCTTCACTTTTCTCATTTTTACCTGGTTCAATAAACATTTTTTCTATTACACCATTATTTACTAGAGCAGAATATCTCCAACTTCTTTTACCAAATTTGTTAGCAGGTTTATCAACTAACATTCCTAGTTTTTCTGTAAACTGACCATCACCATCAGGACATAAAAAAACTTTCTCTATTTTAGGTGTCATACTTGCACCCCAAGCATTCATTACAAAAGCGTCATTAACTGATATACAATATATATCATCAACACCTTGTGTTTTAAATAAATCGTATTTTTCCTCGTACTGTGGTAATTGTTTTGATGAGCAAGTCGGTGTAAATGCACCTGGTAGTCCAAATATTACTATCTTCTTGTCTTTAAACATTTGATCTGTTGTTACATCTTTCCATAACATAATTGCCTTATGTTGAAATCTACATCTAAATGTGTGTTCTGGTATTTTATCCATTATATTCTCCTATTCATTATTTTGTTCACATCCAATATCATATATAATACTTAAAATTGCTATTACAATTCCTAATACAATTATTCCCCATAGACCAGTAGATTTCTCTACGAATAAGATGTGGTATAACATCTCCATTCCGTTCATACAGGTAAAGTGCCTCCTCTTTTCTCTTTAAGCATTTTTAGATTAACTGCTTCGTTTTTTATTTTTTCTTTTAATGATTTATTAACCATTGCCTTAACAGTTCCTACATCTATGTCGTTTAGATTACAATAGTCTATTATAGCATCCATATAAGATACTCTTTTCTCTTTTACTACGGACTCTATCTTTAAACTAAATTCTTTACTGTTCATAATTGATTCATTATAACATAAAATTGTTATTTTGTCTAGTGTGGTTACACGCTAGCGTAACCACAATAGGGGCCCACCCATCCTTTGCGACAGGTATTCTGTAATATTTTGAGATTTTTTGATCGGTGTCGCCTGGTTCATCATATCTTTATATATGCCTGTTTCTGTTACGAGGTACAGGCAAACCCTAAGCAGACTAAGCTGCTAAAGCATAACTTTCGTTAGCATTTATAAGTTGACATTACGGTGTCAGCGATTAAACTCCAGTAAGGTTTAGTAGTAGTCGAATCTGATTCACCCCCTCAAAGCACACATCAATGTGTTTTAAATTGGTGGAGGTGGTGGGTATTGCACCCACGTCCTCACTAGTTATTATATTACCTTCGCCGTCTAATTCTTTTTATACTTTTCTACATCTTCTATCAAATCAAATGTATGATATAAGATACAAGATTCAGTACCATTAGGTATTGTTAAAACACTTATTGATTCTGTTCTATCTTTGTTTACCATATAGGTCATCATATAAACTGGTTCTCCGTCTTTCATCATTTTAGTTCTACCTAATGATAAAGATTGTGCTTCAAAACCAAAATGATCTATGTAGTTGTTTATCTTATCAGGTGCCCCACACAACGAGGGTAACTGTTGCATATACAACGTGTTATCTGCTAAACTTTCTTCGTGCTCTGCATATACAGATGTAGCAAACAATATAGTTAAAATTAATAATAGTTTTTTCATATTTTCCTTAGCGTCTTGTCGCCAGTAATATGTAAATCAATTTATTAATCTATTTCGTACCTTTGACTTTGTTTAATTCTTCGTAATATTTATAAAAGTCTTGTATAGCTTTACCCAGCGACTCTGTGTAATCTTTAGGATCTTTTTTATAACAAGCGACAGAACCGTCTTCACCTGCAAGTAATATAACAATTTGTTCTATGGGTTTACCGAATATCTCCTCATACATATGAGCATAGGCAGTACATTGTAAAAAGTAGTTATCAATCCAAGACTCTTGTCGTTCTTTGTTCGCTGTTTTGAAATCTATTACTGAAAGTTTGCCATTATATTCTGCAACACAATCAACTTGACCTGCAATAGTCAATTTGTGTGAGTACATAATTGCCTCTAACAAATGAATATTGTTTATTTGATCTACATAGGGTTTTAATAATTTAAATAATCCTATTGGCAATACACTTCTCTCACTAGGAGTTTCGCCTTTTAAGTATTGTTCAATTAGATTATGTG